GTGCCAGCAATGGTCTGGTTGCCTGTTACACCGACAAAGGCGCCCGGCCCGCCGATCGCAATGACCGAGGTCGCGGTACCGCCGGCCCCGCCCGTCCCAGTGCCGTAGTAGAGCGTGTTGTCCTGTTCGTTGAACGCGAGCTCGGCGTTGGCAAGAGATGCAGGAGCGCCGGCCGCACCGCCAGCGGCGCGGCGTTTGATACGCAGGGTATTGGCCATCAGAAATTACCTCCATCGACCAATCTGGTCGCCTTCTCGTTGATCCATGTCTGGGTGGGGGATGAGTACGTGAGGATGTCGCCGCCCTCGGGAGTGGCAAGCGCCACATCGGAAAGGTCGGTGAGCGCGCTGAGCGGCCCGGGCGGACCAGGAGGTCCCTGGGCGCCTGTCAGCCCGCGCGGACCGGAGATTCCGGCGTTTGCCACCTCAAGGGTGACGCTGGCGCCGTCGCTCTCGACCAGAATGGTCTGAACCGCCTCGACGATCTGCAGCGCTGCCGTCATTCAACATCAAACGTGAGGGTCGGCAAAACCTCACGCTCCCCGCTGTCATTCTCAAAGCCCAGCGTCAGCCAGACCTTGCCGGCACCTGACGCAAGCGGCGCGGTCTTCTCGTCGCTCCAGAGTACCTCGATCTGCCCGCCGCTGGGCGGTGACAGGATAGTCAGCGAGGGCGGCGCGATATTGGGGCTCTGGTCGATAACCATAAGTGTGAGACCAGAGAGGTCCCGGGCGAGCCCGGCGCTTTGGTCGGCAAAGAACGTGGCGCGCACACGCTTGGTGCCGCCGCGGCGGATGGTCAGCCTGGTCATGCCTGCACCTGTTCTGGAACGTGGGGTGGCAGAGGCCGAAGCCCCCGCCGGGGCGGATCAGCCGATCCGGGCCGTGGCCGTCTTGCGGAACACGACGCCGCCGATGCCGGTAAGTGCCAGCACAACGGTCAGGACATCGCTTTGATCGAGGCCTTGCGGCAGGATACCAAGCGTGCCGGCAGCGCCCCAGAGGCTGCCGATGACGCCGGTCCAGATGGCCTTCGAGGTCCACCAGGGTTTCAGGTCTTCCATGTCAATTCTCCAACAAAAAACCCGCCGGAATGGCGGGTCAAACGTTCAGCGATGCGAGTAAAATCAGGCTTCGTTCACTGAGAGCGCGCCGGTCGCGGCAAGCTCCACCGGCTTCGCGGTCTCAGGCGCCGCCTTGTAGACGGGGCGGCGCACGGCAATGCAGCGCTCCTTTGCAATCCGGGTGATGGTAACGCCGTCAGACTGATTGCCGCCGAGCACATGGAAGGCGCCGTAGTCCTCACCAATGTAGATCCCGACATGGCCCGAGGTCTCACCGCGGCGGAAGACCAGCACATCGCCCAGCTGGGGCTTTGCGCTGCCGTCCTTGCCAAAGTTCACCCAGCTGCGCGCCCAGAGCGGCTGGGTGGGAAGCGCCTTACCGGCACGCTTGGCGACGATGGCCACAAAGAGGCCGCACCAGGGGATCTCATCATGATTGTAGACCTTGGCGAGCCCGAGCTCCTTCGCCCAGCCAAGGATCACCGGGTTGTCGGCTGAGCCCTCGGCTTCGATGGTGCCGTATAGCTTGCGCGCTTCACCGACCATCTTGGGGAGCGGCTGCAGATCATCAATCCAGCCATAGGCCGCAGGCAAAGGTTTCATGGAGGTTCTCCTTCAATTTGGGGGCTTGAATACGGGAAAACACGCGCCATCTGGGCGCTGCCTAATCAGGCATCCTCTCCCAAAACTTTCCAAAGGCCGGCCGCCTCGTGCGCGCCGGCCTCTTTTTTATCGGCCCTCGAAGCCCTTGATGGCGGCGAAAATCACAGCCATCGCTGTCACGAGGGTCGAGAGCCATTTGACGAACCGCACAACGCCAGTGGCTGTATTCCAGGCATCGAGCAGGTCTTTCAGTTCCTTGCGGACGGCCTTGAGCTCTTCCTGCACAGCTTCGAGGTCAGCGCGGATGAGCGCCATTTCGACAGCGGGATCCTGATCAGGCATTGGCGCCTCCACCGCTTGCCCGCGCTGCCCGCAGTCCATCCACCTCGTCCTTGAGCTCGGCGATGGCCTGGAATGCGAGCGCGGCAAGCTTGGCGTAATCAACCGCCAGGAAACCATCGGGCCGCGTGCGCACGGCAAGCGGAAAGACCTGCGCGACGTCCTGGGCGATTACCCCAAAGTCAGCCTTTCGCACGAAGAGGCCATCTTCCCCGCCGCGGGCCTGCAGATGCGTATCGTTCCAGTCGAATGCCTTGCCCCCGATCGCGAGCACGATACCCAGCGCCCCTTCGATCGGGCGGACGTTCTCCTTGAGACGCGCATCCGAGGCGAAGAATGCCGTGATGTCCCCCGTCGTGCGGATTTCGCCGGCAACGCCCGAGGCAGGGGTGCCGATCCCGAGCGAGCCAACCTGATAGTTGCCCGAAGTGTTCAGCGCATTGGCGGTGCCAGAGACCGTGGCTGTGGTCGCCGTATTGGCGCTTGCCGCATTGCCGCTGATCGAGATCCCCCAGGTGCCTGATGCACCGACGCCGCTGCGTGATGGCACGTCGAGATTGGTGCGGGCATCTGCCCCCGTTCCCGCGCCCGTACCGCCGCCAGCGATGGTAATCGTGCCTGTCAGCTTGGAAGCAGCGAGCGAGGTCAGCCAGGCCGGATCGGCATAGCTAGAGGTGGACAGGAGCGCCGCGCTCGACTGCGAAGGGGCGCTGAGCCCAATCGTCCAGGCCGCATATGTGCCGCTTCCTCCCACCGCAGCGGCGGTGACGGTGAGCGCGCCCGTGCCGCTCGTATAGGCCGTGATCTGCCCATGCATCCAGTTGGCCGGAGTGGCCGTGCTGGTGATCGTCACCCACTGTCCAACCACGAACGCTTTGCCGGTCTGAACGGTGAGCGACTTTGCCCCCGTGCCGATCGCCAGCGAAGTCGTGCTGGTGGCACTGGTCCCCGGCGCATTGGTCGCCGTTGCCGCACTCGCCGCGGCATTGCTGGCATAGCCGTTCACTTCGCTGGCCAGCGAATTGGCCTCGCTGGCAAAGGTCGGCAGCGCCGAGAGGAACGCATCTGCGCGCGCATTGAAGTTCGTCGCGTCCGCCCGGGTGGGCGGCGCGGGCAAGGCCGTGATGGACATGGCAGATCCTGCGCTGAAAGGTGGAGGTTACGTGAGGCCCTCGATGGTCAGGCTGCAGTAGCTGACCGTCGGATAGGCAAGGTCGATCGAGAATTCTTTGTAGAAGCCAAAGACCGTGAGGCTTTCGAAGCTCTCAGAGCCAATCCAGAGCACCGGCGTGGCCCGGATCGAGGCGAGCGTGCGGTGCACATCGTCGAGCGCATCGGTTTGCATGACGACCCGCGCGCTCATCCGTTTGGCATAGGCCCGCTCAACGACCGAGGTGACCCCAAACTGGTCGGTTTCTTTCCGCGAATAATCGATGATCCCGAGATCTACCCCGTGCTCGGTCTCGCCAATGTCGAACTGGCGTCCGACCAGCAGCGTGCCGCAGGTGACGGCGTCGGCCGGATTGTCCCGGGTCAGCGTGACCGTGAGAACACCGGTTTCGTAAACGGGCACATCAAGAAAAAGCAGGCCGGTCTTCTTGCCGAGCGGCTCAAAGAACCACGAAAACCAGGTATCGATCGCGCTCCCGCCGATGTTGAAGCTCTGTGTGCGGTTGTAGATCTGAGTGCCCGCGACAGTCAGCGTGACACTCGCGGTTTCCGCTTCCGTGTCGATCAGCGCAATGCCATCAGCTGCACCAGGCGCGAGCACAACCTGCAGCGAACCGGCACGGCTGGTTGCCGTCCCTACCCGGGCATCAAACATAGCCCAGCGGTTGGTTGGGCCAAGATCGAGCCATTTGGCGGGATCGCTGGACGGGTTCACGCCACTCGATGCTGCGAGCGCCTCGTATTTGCGGTGGGTAGAAGTCAGGATGACCCGCGCGCCGACCCCGTAGGCGGTGCCTGAGCTCCAGACCGCATAGTCATTTTCCGTGGCCGAGCTGCTGGTGAGCATGGCATCGCTCAGCGCGGTGGGACGGATCAGCTTCATGCCGCCGTCCTCACCGCCAGCGCATCACCGTCCGGGGTGACCCGCTCGAGGATGCGGGCAGTCTTGTTGGTGCCGGACGCAATGGTGGCAGACGCAATCCGCTGCTCATCGCGCAGGTCGGAGAGCTCCTGCTTGAGGGATGCCAGCCCATCGATCAGCACAGTCGCACTGTCATTGGCTGCCGAGGTTGCCGTTGCCACCTGGGTAGAAGCAAACTGATCCCACCATGTCGGGTTGGTCGATGTCGCGGCAGCCGCGGTATCGGCTGGCAGCCCGCCCACCGCATTGATGATCGCCACCGTCTGCTCGAGACTGGCCGCAGTCTGCCCCTGAATGCGGGCGAGATCCTGCGCGGAGGTGGCGGCATCGGCGGCAGCATTCAGCAGCGTCTGGCTGAGACCCGGAAGCGACTTGGCCGTCTCCTGGTCCCCCGCTCGGGCCGCAAGCGTTGCCGCGTTGAACTCTGAAAGCGCCTGAGCGTAGGTCTTGGTACCGCCATCCATGCTTCCACGGATCCGGGCCACTTCGGCCAACAGGCTGTCGGTAATCTGGCTCCAGGCCGAGCGCAGCTTCTCGGCAGCGGCGGCCGCTTCATCTGCGGCCTTTTGCTGATCCTGCAGCGCCCAGATCTGCTGCTGCAGCGCCTGGTTCGAGGCATCGAGCTGTGCCAGATCAAGCGCGCGCAGGGCTGCGGTATTGCCCTGCAGTTCGAACAGCTGCCGCTCGAGACTGAGGCGCTCGTCAGCAATGGCAGCCGCACTGGCTGCATCCTGCGCCGCGCCGATCAGATCGGCAAAAGCAGGGGCCAGCTGGATCAGTGCGACATAGGCCGCGCGCCCGGCCTCGGTGGTGAGGTCCTGTGCATCGACTAGTGCGCGAAAAGCCCCGATGCTGTCGGGAAGCGTCAGGCCGAGTCTCCCAAAGACCTGGGTCATCTGTGCCGTCAGGGCAGCGGTCTGCTCAGCCTTGGTATAGAAGAGCGAAAAGTAGTCGCTGGTCGCCGACGCCATGTCGCTCGCGGAGCCGAACAGGTCGAAGAGGTTCATCTTCGCCGAAAGGCTCAATCCCTCGACCGAGGTGCCGAACAAGGAAAGCGAGGAGGTCACCGCCTCGATGCTGGAGGCGACCCGAACCAGCGTCTCGAAATAGCCTTCGCCCACCTTCTGGAACTGTTCGAGGCCCGGGATCGCGGCACGCGCGATGCTGTCGGCAGCAGCCCCGAACACGGCAGTCAATTTCTCCTGGATCTGCTCGCCGGTGAGGCCCTTCAGATCGATCTTGCCGATGTTGACGACAAAGCCGTCGAGGCGCGACTGCACGTCGCCCAGCGAGCTTCCCAAGGGACCGGCTGCGGCCGAGATGGCATCATAGAAGCCAGAAAAGATGAGGCTGAACTGCTGCTCGAGTTCCGCGCTCGCCGTGGCATACTGGGTTGAGTAGCTCGAGCCCACGCTGATCCCGAAGAACTTCTTCGTCTTCTTGACGTCGGTGTAATAGCTCGCGTCAAAGCCGCCCGAGAGGATCGAGCCCAGCGACTGCGCGCCGCCATAGATTCCCTGGCCGATGATGCTGGTCTTGGTGCCAAAGAGCGCATTGACCACGCTGCCCAGAACCTTGCCGAGACCGCCCAGCAGTTTTGCCCCCAGGAAGCCGATGGCCGCACCAATGGGCCCGGCAATGGCAAGACCGATGCCCGCACCGATCAGGGATCCGGTCTTGCCACCGACGAAGTTCGAGACGCCCGTGAGCGCGGAGGTCAGACCGCCGAGAATACCAGTCGCCTTGGTCCCAGTCTGGATACCCGCAGCCGAGGCATCTAAGCCATTGGTGCGGATGATCAGGTTAGTAAGCCCACCAATGTTGGCCTCGATGTTCTTGAGCGAGGCCAACATGGCGGCGGAATAACGCATGGTGAGCGTGTCGACCTCGCGCAGATGGTCGATGGATTTGGCAATGCTCTCGGACTTGGCCGCGCTGTCTCCAAAAACAGTGCCCGTTCCGTCATTGCTAACAGGTGCCTTGCCCGAGCCCCCGAATGCGCCAGAGATGGCGACGCCGAGTGAGGCAATTACGCCGGCTGTCAGTGCGCCGGCGGCAATGTTGAGCGGGAACGGCAGCGAGCGGATGGCGTTCACCACCGCTTCGACCGCCTTGATACCCGTGGTGATGAGCGAATTGCCCTGTTCGACACCGGCGCGCGCGGTGTCCGAGGCTGCCATGGCGGTGTCGCTGGTGACTTTTGCGACTGTCTGCGCGCCAATGAGCCCGATCTTCACCGCGGCATTCTTGATTGCGATGGCGAGCTCGAAGGCGCGGAAGATCTTTTCGGCCGCAAGCATCGCCTTGTAACCGTCGGAGCCCTCTTCGAAGAACCCCTTCGCGGCGGACGCAAGATTACCATAGTGGTTGATCTCGGCCGAGGCTTGAGCCGCGCGCGCATCGGCATACTGGAACGAGGTCTTGCCGTATTCCCGCTCCGCGTCGGCTGCCCGTTTGGCCGCTGCTGCCTGGGCCGAGGCAAAGCGGGTGATCTCAACGGTGATGCCGCCAATCGCGCCGCCGACCGAACCGAAGGCATCAGCCATATTGCTGGCAGCCGCCTGCGTCGCCGAGACCATGTCCTCAAGGCTCGCAAGGAACTGCTCCTGTTCCTTCACCTGAAAGTCGTGCTCGATAAGCGCAGTCTTGGCGGCGCGGTATCGCTCCCAGGCCGCCGCGCCGCGTTCGAGCACGATCTGCTCTTTCTCGGCCTCAAGGTTTGCCAGCTCCTGCGCCTTGGTCGATTTGCCAAGCATTGCGACCTGCAGTTCGAGCGGGGCGACCGTATTCTTGATGAAATCCTTCTCGGCCTGCGCCTTTGTTGCCTTTTCCCAGGCTTCGCCTGCCTGCAGGATCGCAATACGCGCTTCGTCGGTCGGCGCCTTGAGGGCGGCCATCGCCACTTCCATGCGCTTGATCTCGATCGGGGTCTTGCCGATCTTGGCGGTCTCGAGCTCGAGATTACGGGCAAAGTCCTGCGCGGCTTTCAGCGCCTTTTCGGCCTCGGTGGTCTTGGGGCCCTTGGCGGTCTTGTCCGCCTTGTCGCCTTTGATGTCTGCCGCTTTGGCTGCCAGGCGGGCCTTGGCGGCAGCGATGGTGTTCTCGCGCCACTTCGCGGAAAAAGCGTCCATCATTGACATGGCATCGCCAAAGGCCGCGCTGAACTGCTCTTTCATTTGGCCCGCCATGCGCGCAGTAGAGCCAGCAAAGCTGTTCTCCATGCGCGGCAAGGCCACGTTCTCAATTTTGGAAAACGTGGGAAGCCCCACACGCTCAAGCAGCGGGTTCACTTGGCCCGCGAGCCAATTGATTGCCGCGATCGCCTTGTTTGCCATGAACTCGATGCCGCTGATCGTAAGATTGGCAGCCCCGACAGTCGCCTCGCCAATGACGCCTGGAAGCGCAGCCCAGATGATCCGCACAGAATTGAACCACCCGACCCAGCCAGCGTAAATGAACGCGATGACGTATTTGCCGGCCATCAGCACGGCATCGAAGGCCGTCACTGCCCAATCCTTGAAGGTTGAAAAGACCGAACCAAGGCTGAGACCATCAGAGACCGTCTTCCAAAGGCCCTTCATGGTGTCGCCGACAGTAATCCCGACCGGCCCCAGCTTCTCCATCTCCTTCTTGGTGAGGCCAAGGCTTTGGGCGTATTTGTCGAGCTCGCCGGTCTGCTTGACGCTGGACTGGAACATTTTGAACGCGCCGAACGCGAGTGCCGCCGCCGCCGCTGCCGCCAGCAAATAGGGATTGGTAAGCGCGGCTGCCGCTGAACTTGCGGCAAGGCCGAGGAGCGCCCGGGCCATGCCGCCGATGCCCATCCCGGCCTGCATCCCGATCTGGCCGATCTGCGTGCCCTGCTGCATGAAGACAGTCAGCGGCTTTTGCCCGGAGAATAGGCCGACAACCATGTCGTTCAGCTGGAAGACCAGGTTCTGCACATGGTGGCTGGCAAGCTTGGCTGAGCCGCCCATGCGGGTGAGCCCGCCTCCACTTCCGCCCAGCGCCTTGTCCGCCCGCGACGCGGAGTCCGCGATATCTCCCATCGCGCCCGCCACCGACCGCTTCATGTCGGCCATCTCCTTCTGGAGACGGGCGACATTGGTGATGAGCTCAATTTCGAGGGTGCCAGCCTTCATGGGTTTGGCTCCTTCGAGGTCATGAGCGAGCGGAAAGCATTGGTGACTTTCCGGGAGACTTCATCGCGGTTGAGGCTGGAGGTGGCCGTCCAGGGCGGCGGGCAGTCGGGTTCGCGGGCCCGCACCGTCTCAGCGACAAAGTCGACCGAGAGGCGGCGCAGGAGCCGCGAGGTCCAGGGCGGGAGATCAATCCCTGAGCAGTGCTGCCAGTGATTGATGGATGCCCACGAGATCGGCACCGGGCCCATGGCACCGGCCTCGCTTGGGCCCAGCTCCATCAGATGGTCGATAATCCAAGGTGTGCGGATCGGCGGCATATCGGGCGTGAGCCCATCAATCCCCATGCGCTGCATCCGGGTCAGCGGCTCGGTGTCGGGCTCTGATCTTGCGCGTTTACCGGCGCGGGGCCTCGGCGCTGTGCCCAGCCACGCCAGTTGCCGGATGTAAAGGCTCAGCTCTGCCCTGAGCTCTTCGTAAAATTTGCCCAGTCATTGATGTGGTTTGAAACCTGCGCGGCGATGAAGCCAATCGAGGGGTCGGCATAGGCTTTGCGGAACAGTTCCTGCCCCTCGAGACCCTCAGCCGGCGGATAGGCAAAGCCGTTGAAACTGACCGTGCAGGCAGCGAGGAATTCGGCCTGTTCGGTGAGCTTTTCCTCGGCCGACTGGTCCATCTTCCCGCGCTTCTTGATCTTGTCCATCAACTGGTTCTGCTGGCGGGCCTGCGCGCGCTGGTAGACCTTGGTGCCCGGCCCATAGACCGTGATCGAGAGGCGGTTGCCCTTGTCATCATGAAGCGGGGCATCATCGCCGCCGACGAGCTCGACAATCGAGGTCTCGGTTGCGGCAAGCGTAGTGATATCGAACATGCATGTTCTCCTTGGCAATTTGGGAGTGATCTGGGAAAGGCGCTGGCCGTGCGGGCGTGGCGAAATTGGTAGACGCACCAGATTTAGGTTCTGGCGCCTAACAGCGTGGGGGTTCGAGTCCCTTCGCCCGCACCATTCAGATCTGACGGCGCGGATGTGGCGGAAACGCAGTTCACCGCAGGTAATGGTAGACGCCCGAGACTTAAAATCTTGTGAGGGTATCCTCGTGCGGGTTCGAGTCCCGCCATCCGCACCACACCGGATTACGGCGCCAGCACCTCGACAATGCCCACACCGGCGGAGTTGGTGGTGAGCTCAAGGGTCACAGTGGCGGTGGTGATCTGATCAACCGAGCCGACGTTGACCTTGAAGCTCATGACCTGCGCCTGGAAGAAGTATTTATCGCCGTTCTGGGTGGTGACGCAGAAGCTGTGATCGCTGTCCGATGTGGATGCAGACTTCAGCAGAACCTGCCCCGTATCGTCGGTGTCGAGACCCATCTGAATGGTCATCGTGCCCTGGTTGAAGCTGCCCTTCTTCTTGACCACGCCGCGGCTGCCAACGGGGTTGAAGGTGACGAGGTTATACTCGCGGCCGAACTCGCCAAGGTCGGATACTTCGCCGACCAGGGTCATGGTGAGCGCATTGTAGCCGGTGGGATCAAAGGTCGCGGGAGTAGAGGCCGACACCTTCAAGGTGGTGCCGGCGGAAGTCCGAACGGTCATGATTGCAGGTCCTTATGAAGGTGAGGCTTCAACGCGCCTCGTTGAATGAGACGCGAAAATCCTGCGTCTGCATGTGGATGCCGGTCTCCTCATCGAGGAAATCAGGACCGGCAGAATCTGTGTGAACGGTGACCTCGGAGAGCCCGTCGATTACAGGCATCTGGTCAGCCGCAGCCGCGCGAATAGCGGCAATTATGGCCTTGGCCTCTGCGTAGGCCCGCGCGAGCACGGTCACCTGCACCCGTTCAGTCACCCGGCGTTTGGGACCCGGCGAAGGCACATTCCGGTCGACGCTGCTGATGCTCATCAGGGCGATGGCTGGGAGCGCAGTGCCCTGCGGCAAGGTTCCGGCCGCAATACGTGCTTCAGGCAAGAGCCCAGTCAAGGGCAAGTCCCCCACCAGGAGGCTGCGAACCGCAATCACGCCGTTCATTCTTCGTCGACCTCGAGTGCGGGCGCCTTCAAATCGCCGATCTGGACCCGGTGCGCGATGTAGGCACCCATGGCGGTCACCGCTTCCTCGGCTTTTTGGTCTAGCGCGGGCCGCAGGAAGGGTTTGGCGGCGTGCCCCGGGTGCATGATCACGGGGCCGACGAAGTTCTCGCCGATCTTGAGGCTGCCGCGCTTTAGCATCTTGTTCATCGTGCCGATGCTGACCTTGCGGGGGCCGTGGCGGGTCTGGCGCACCGGAACATCAGCCTCCGTCACCGAGATCAGGTGGGGCGCGACCCCATATTCGATGAAGAGCCCGAGATAGGAGCCTTTGCCCCGCAGTTTGACGTAAGAAGAGAGCTTCGCGCCGTCTGTGCGTGTGCCGATCCCGATCGCACGCTTCAGCTGTCCGGTCTTCACCGGCACATTGGCCTTGGCCTGCTGCTGGATAACTTTGGCGCCGGCACGCAGCCCGCCGCGGATGACGTTGCGCTCGAGATTTTTGGGGAGCTGGTCGAGCAATTGCAGCAGTTCAGGGCCGCCTTTGAGCCGGAAGGTCATGGCGCTGCTCCTTCACTCGAGAGTTCTTCTACCATCAGCTCGATGGCTTCGCGCCGCCCCAGCATCGAGGGTCCGGCAATGACCTGGTGGATGCGCCCCGCGATGATCATCCGCATGTCGGGCGTGATGCCGGCGAGGTATCGGATACGGATCCGGGCCGGACGGCGCGCAATCTGGATCTGGTCAGCCATGCGCTCGGCGCGCGAGGGCAGGATGTCCTTCACCTCGGCCCAGACACAGGCAAACGGCGTCCATGTCACGGCCTCAGTCCCGTATTGGGGATCATGGGTGACAGACTTGCGCTCGATCCGGATCCGAACCGAGAGCTTGGAGGCTAAATCCATCGGGACTGGAGCTGGGCGACCAGCGTATCAAAGGCGAGACAGGCCGCGCCTTCACGGTTTTCAAACATTGAGGCGGTTTTGACGAGGATCGCCGCCCGCGCGATCGCAAGATCGGGGTCATTCTCGGCAAATCCGGCCGATAGCGTAACTTGGATCAAGCCATCAGGCCCAAGCTCGGGCCACGACCTTCCCGATGCGGGTCGGATGCGGGTGAACCCATGCCGTTTGCGGGCAACATAGTGGCCTTCCGGCAGGATGCCGGCAGCGCCATTGGCCGACGTGTAGCGGATCTCAGCAACCACACAGGGCCTTACCGGAACCGTGATCTCCTGGCTCCAGCTTTCCAGTTGCAGTTCGAGGGTCTGTTCGCAGAGTTTAAGGCCGGTCTGCTGCTCAAGTTCAGCTTGGGCGGCATCGAGCTTGGCCCCGAGCAGCAGATCCTCGTCATGCCCATCAAGGCGTAGCTGCTGGCGTGCTTCCTCGAGCGTCACGGCCCGATCCTGAGGCGGTTCTACCGTGACGATCTCGGACATCAGGCTACCTTCGTGCGGACGCTAGCGCCGGCCTTGTTGGCAATCGGCGGCTGATCTGCGCCTCCCTCTGCCTGAGAGGGTTCCACCGGCTGCGCGTCGGCCTTCGCGGCGGGTTCTGCCTTGGTTGCAGCCGCCGCATCAACCTCAATCGCAAGGCCGCGCTCGATGAGGCTGCGGCCCGCCTGGTCATCAACCTCGAAGGTCTGGCCGGTGGTGATGTTCTCCGAGCTCACCGAGCTCACATGAAGGGTATCGAGTGCCTGAAGGATCATGGCTGTCTCCTGGAAAATGGGAAAGGAGGACTGGCCATCAGACCAGCCCTCCTAAGCTCATCAGACCTTGGTCGCTGCCGTTGCAGCCGCCGCGAAGTCGCCCTTCACGAAGGCTTCAGGCCGGTAGACCGCGAGCGCGAGACGCTCTTCAGCGAGCACCGTCACCAGGTTCTTGCGGAAGTTCTGGTCGTCCTCTGTCGAAATCTCGACCACGGCGTCCATCCGGTCGAAGATCTGCGCGCCCAGCTGGAAAGCACCGGTCAGGAACTTGCCCGTCGCCATCGACTGGGTGGAGACCACCGGCTGCCCCCAAAGCGTCGGGGTGATCGTCCCTTGCGGATTGCCAACGATGAACTGGCCCTGCCCGTCCTTGAGGAGCTCGATCGCCGCCCAGTCAGCCGGATGCAGCACCACGCCGGTCGACATCAGCTCAGACAGCGCCGTCTGCAGCATGGCCAGGCGCAGAACATCGATCCGGGTCACCGTCGCCGGAATGGTAATCGGCGGGGTGAACGCGGTCGCCTGCGTGTAAATGCCGGCAAGATCCGTGCCCGTGCCGCTGCCATTCAAGAGCTGGTTTTCTTCGACCAGCGCCAGACCATAGCGCAGGCGCCCGTCCACATAGGACTGGAGCATCGGCACATCGTCGAGGATCTGGCGGGTGGCGAGCACCCAGTGGGCGATCGTGGTGACATTGCTGGTCACCACATCGAACTTGATGTCCGACTGCGGCTTGGCGGGCCCAGTGGTTTCCGAGACGGTCGCGGCCGCATTGGTGAAGCCCGTTTCCTTGACGTACTGCACCGAGTTGCTGGCCGTCCGGCCCGGGGTGAGCAGGTCACGCACCGTCATGCGGCGCTGCCCCGGCATAATGACGCCCGGAATGCGGTCCGGCACGATCATGTCACCGGCCGAGCCATTGGCATCGGTGGTGAGCGAGGAGATGATCGACTTCACCTCAACGCTGGCACGCCCGCGCACGGTGTTGTTGCCGAGGAATGCGCGAATGGCTTCGTCAGCCACGACCTGTTCGCCGATGGTCTTGAACGAGGGCGCGCCCTCGTCCGCCACGCGGCGGGCCATCTTCTGCTCGACCTCATCAAGGCGGGCCTTGGCTTCATTGAGCGCGGTCAGCGCCTCGTCGGCCAGCTGCTTGGTCGCATTGGAGAGGTCTTCGCCGCGCTGGGCTTTGCCGAGCGCTTCTTCGGCGAGCGCCTTTACCTTGTCGTGCTTGGTATCGAGGTCAGACTTGATCTCGTCGTGCCGGGCATCGAGCGCTGCACGCAGTTCGCTTTGGCGCGCATCGAGGCTGGACTTTACTTCACTGAGACGTGCGTCGAGCACGCCTTTCACTTCGCCGGCAAGCTGCTCGGCGCTCTTGGTAACGGTCATGGGATATTCCTGAACTGGAGTGGGGGTCAGGCGCCGATCTGCGCCATCAAGGCCGACAGGAAGTCGGAAGGGGTGCTGCCAGACTCACTCCGGATCAGCGGTGCCAGGCCTTTGCCCGCGATTGCGGTGGCCTGACTTTTCGAGAACCCTGCCTCGCGCAGGAAATTCTCAAATTCTGGCAAGGTCGGAAGTCGTCCGTCCTCAATGAGCGACTTCACGGATGTAATCACTGCGCGCTCGTTCATCGGGATGGTCACGAGGCTGACCTCGTAAAGGGCAAGCTCGAGCAGCTGGCGGGTCTTGCCGACCACCTGCTCACGAATGGTCTTGTAGCCGATCGAGAGCCCGCCAATTGCGCCATCGCGCACCAGCGCGTGGGCCTCCTGGCCAGCGCGCGAGGAGAGCGATATCTGGCCTTTCACGACCAGGCCGTCGCGGCTTTCGGCAAAGTCGGTCCAGACCCCGGCCGGGCGGGTCTGGTCGTGGTACATCAGCATCGGCACCGACTTGCGGCCCTTCAATGACCGGGCGAGCGCGCCGGGCACAATGACATCGCCGCCCGCATCAACATTGCCGTATCCAGCCGCGAGCCCCTCGATCTGACCGTCTTCAGTGACGGCCTTGGTATCTAGGACGAAATCGAGATGGTTCATGGGGCAACTCCGGGATCGGCAGGCGGCAGCGCTGCTGGGGGGCCAGTTCCAGCCTGCGTAATGGGTACGTTCTGCATCTGCATGCGGGGGACATCGCCGCCTTCGACCGGCGGCAGGTTTTCTAGGGCGCGGACCTCGTTGATGGTCATCACGCCGTTCGAAAGCATCTGCTGGTAGAAGGAGGCACGC